GATGCACAAGCCCAAACAGATGCACAGGCTGAAGCAGATGCGTTAGCAGCACAAGAAGCAGCGGATATACAGGCAGCGTTAGATGCCCAAGCAGAGGCTGACGCTCAAGCAGCACAAGATGCTGCAGATGCCCAAGATGCAGCAGATGCACAGGCAGCAGAAGAAGAGCAAGCAGCAATTGATGAGGGTACACCAGAAGCAGTTGACAATGCAGTAACTGATGCAATATCTGACGGTAAAATAGATTCAAAAGAATTAGCAGCAATATCAGAAGTTATGGCAGTAGATGGAAAAGTAGATGCAAAGGAAACTAAACAACTAATTGAAGCATTGAAAGCAGATGGAAATATTTCTACTGCAGATCAAGAAGCAGTTCTAGAAGCCCTTGCATCAGATGGTAAAGTTTCAAAAGAAGATGTTGCAGCAATTGTTGCATTAGTGTCTAGCAATGGAAATATGTCAACAGCAGAAAGATCAATTGTTGCTGATGCCTTAGTACAATCAGTAGCCCCAGGTGAAAATCTTACTAAAGAACAAGTGGCAGATGCTGGAATAAACTTAGCAGACTTACCACCAGATACACCCGTTGAAGTTCGTACAAGCGAAAGCGGACAAGAAATAGTTATTACAGCAGAGGTTGCAGCAAATATAGAATTAGTTACAGATGCTGGAGCATTATTAGAAGCAGTATTTACAGACCCAGGAGCAGCAGTAGCAGCCATTGGTAGTATTGGTGCTGACATGACTGTAGAAGAAAGAGAAGAAGCAACAAAAATGGTTGTAGCAACAGTAGTTGCAACTGGAGCAGCAATAAATGCAGCAACAACAGCAGCAACATCTGCCGCAACAACGGCAGCAAGGTCAACTGGTGGTAATACATCAGCACCAAAGGGTAGTGGACCAAGCGGTGGGCCAACTGGAGGAGATCCAAGAATAAGGAGAAGAAAGACATGATAAAAAGAATAATGCAAGATATGATCGATCAGTTATGGACGCTACTGGGAATGTTTATAGCCTGGGTCGTACTTGATGGATCGGCAAAAACAGTAGTAGGCTATGCAATTGTATGTACATTAATTGCATGGGCAATTACCTACCCAATTAGAAATAGAGACAAATAATGACAAATAAAAAAATAGTAGAAACACCAAAAGAACAACACCCACAAAAAGCCATAACCAATGTTCTTATGAGAATTGTAGCGGTATTTGCAGCATCAGGACTATCAGTCTTGGGAGCGGGAGCAGTAGTAGGTATTGATACCATGCAGGCCGTATTTCTAGCAGGATTATTAGGCGTAGCAACCGTTGTAGAACGGTTGGCTAGGGCTTTTTTGGACGATGGAAAACTTACTTTGTCAGAAATTAACGATGCATTCAAAACGGTAGATAAAAAGGCTAATTAGTCGTTAAATACCATACTTGACCACCCCTTCTAAGTGATGCTATACTTGAATATATCTACTTGGGAGGGGTTTTTGCATGACCTGTATCGCAGTGACAAGAAAAGACAACAAGTTACACATGGCAGGAGAAAGAGGTGCATCCGATGATGACACCATTCTTACTCTTTCAAGTCCAAAGGTTTGGAAATTGGGTCCATATTTAATAGGATATGCTGGAACACTTGATGGTGAGCGTGTTAGGTATAATTTTAATCCCTATATTCCAGATATAAAAGACACTGATAAGTTTATGCAAACCAAATTTATTAAACAATTAAGAACATTTTATAATGATTGGTGGGTAGATACATCAAAAGATGCAGACCTTGGCATGATTATTTGTGTTCGTGGAGAAATATATGAACATAATGCTACCGATATGTCTTTAAGTAAATATACTGGAGACTATTTAACAATGGGGTCTGGTGCTCAACTTGCTCTTGGATATTTGCATGCCACTGAAAAATTGGCGGATCAAAAGAAAAGAGTAATAGGAGCAGTAGGTGCAGCAATTAAATTTTCTCCGACCTGTATTGGTCCAGTTGACTTTGTAAGCATTTAAGGATATAGTTATACTATGGATATAGAAGACTTTATACAAGAAGATATAAACGATAAAGAGTTTGATATTTGGTTGGAAAACGGCATCGAAAGAGGCTGGGTTACTCCACCATTTTGCAATACTCATGAAGGCGATCCATATATGACTCAAGAAGAAGAAGACGAATGGGAAGCAGGCGGCGACCCGTGTCAAGTAGTAATTAAAATAAGGGAGTAAGATGAAAAAAATAGCAATGGGACTTATTGCAGTATTTGGTTTAGTATTTTTACAACCAGTACATGCTGAAGAAAAATCTTTAGTAATTATTGATCAATATTTTGATATATCAAAAATATCTGGTCCTGTAACTGTAATCTGTGTGGCTTTAGATAAATGTAAAAATATGCCAAAATATAGCGGATTGGCAAATAGCAAAGATGGACATGGAACTGCGATGGCAGAGATTGCTCGAATAAATAATCCAACTGCTCCATTAATTCTTATAAGATCTTCTCAAGTAACTCCAAAAGGAGAAGTATATGAGCCAACAGTAATAGAATTTTTTGATGCTCTTGCTTGGGTAAATAAAAACTATTCAAACGTTTTTGCAATTTCAACATCGATGAATCTTAGTGGAAATATGTCTAGCCCTACAGATTGCAGACCAACAACAAATGGTGGAGCCAATGTAAAAAAATATGATCTTTTAGTCAAAGATATGGTTTCACAATTAAAATTAAAAAATATTCCAGTTTTTGCAGCAACTGGAAATGATAGAAACAGAAAACCAGTTTATTATCCAGCCTGTATCGTAGATGTTGTTTCTGTAGGGGCTTCAGATAAAGACGGTCAAATCCACTATTTAAGCAATTTTGATAGCAATACTGATTATTTTGTAAGAATTACAGAAGGCCAGATATCTTATGCCTCAAGCGTATTTGGAAAGATTGCTTGGACTACCTCTACGGCTACCGCTGCTCTTGCAGCATCTTGGCCAAACATTGTAGATAAAACTAATAAATTTGTTTTGGTAAAACCTTAACAAAAAGCAGAAATAACTCAATGGTAGAGTACTACCTTGCCAAGGTAGATGTTGCGAGTTCGAGTCTCGTTTTCTGCTCTAAATATTTGGTATAATTATAGGGTATCGCCTTCGGGGGTACAAATAACTTATTCGCTTGAAAGGGGAATAAAATGGTAACAACTTACACTATGGATCTTTTTAGAGATCCTTTTTTTATTGGTTTTGGCAGGGAATTAGAAAAATTAAATAACCTGCATAAAACAAATAATCAATCATATCCACCTTACGATATCTTAAAACTAGATGAAGATACATACGTTCTATCTCTTGCGTTGGCTGGATTTACTAAAAATGATGTCAATGTTTCTTTAGACAAAGGATCATTGGTTATATCAGGAGAAATTACTGAAGTATCTGATGCTGAAATAGTACATAAAGGTATTGCTTCTCGCAAATTTAATCGTGAGTTTGCTTTAGGTGAATACATGGAAATTTCAGGGGCAGAGATGAAAGATGGTATGTTACATATCAATATCTATCGCGTAATTCCTGAAGATAAAAAACCAAAAATTATTGATATAAAGGTTGCAAAAAAGTAACCAATACGATATAATAGAATATGACCTGGGCAAGTCTTTAAACTACCCATACAACTTAATACATAGTCCTAAGCATGACTTGCTAAAAGGCTTTAATAAGATTAGAGGATAAAAAATGGCAAATAAAGAACAAAAAGGTGGATTAAATAAAAAGAAAGAGCCAAAATTAACACTTAAAGAAAAAAGAGTTGAAAAACAAAAAAAGAAGGAGAAAAAATAATGGCAACAAAAGGTTCAGTAGAAGCGATCATAGAGGTAGCAAAAGCAGAAATTGGAACTATAGAAGGTCCTAAAGATAATGAAACAAAATATGGAGCATGGATGAAAGTTAATTTTCAACCATGGTGTCAGTCTTTCGTTTCTTGGTGTGCAATGACAGCAGGGGTAACAAAATTTCCTAAGTCTGCATCAACCGTAGCGGCATCAGATCAATTTAAAAAAGAAACTCGTTGGGCAGATGCACGAAATGATGATCCAACTCCTGGTGATTGGATTTATTTTGATTTTCCAGAAGATGGTGTAGACCGTATCTCACATGTTGGTCTTTGTATTAAAAATAATGGAGATGGAACAATTGAGGTAATTGAGGGTAATACTTCTGGTACCGCAAAAGGAGACCAGCGCAATGGTGGAATGTGCGTACAAAAAACTCGTGGATATGTTAAAAATAATAAGAAAAAATTAATAAATGCTGTAGTTGGTTGGGGTCGTCCAGTTTATACTGGAGAAGAAAATGCTCCTTTGATATCAAAATTAAATCAAATAGCCCCTGTAACTCCAGGGAAGCCTATAGTATCAAAAGATCTTGCAAGTGCTTATAATGCATCTGTAAAATCTTCTAATGGTAACAGTGGCAAGACTGGAAATAAGATAAAGTAATATGCCAGTATACGATTATAAATGCATGATGTGTTTCTCTTCAGTCGAATTTAAAAGAGAGTTTGGTGAAGACAGGGAACCGTCATGCTGTAATCAGATTATGGAAAGACAATGGTCTGCTCCTGCTGCTATTTTTAATGGTAATGGGTTTTATTCAACTGATAATAGAAAGTAGCGGTATAATATGAATACAATGATTACAGAACAAGTTAAACCAAAAGAATGGATTTTAACTAGCGTAGATAGATGTGACAGTTGCGACTCTCAAGCATATGTTCGTGTTTCTGGTGTTGTTGGTCAACTAACATTCTGTGCTCATCACTATAATAAAATAATGATGGATCCAGAATCTTATACAAAAATGATGTCATTCATGGTTACCGTTCTTGATGAACGTGAGAGACTAATAGAAAATAAAACCATTGGGAGCGAAAACTAATGTTTAACAAAAAATTTTTATCTATATCAATAATTATATTTTTATTAATACCAACTCCTTCTAATGCTGAGGGACTATCATTTAAAAATGCAACAATTGCTTTAAATACATTAAAAGTAGCAGACGAAGTTCGATCTGGTTACGTAAGAGATAAATTCAAACACTGGATTAGCGCTGGAAATGGTTGTGATTCTAGAAAGGCCGTTATTATTTCAGAGGCTATTATAAAACCAGTTGTAGAAAAGGGTTGTGTAATCAAAGGTGGAGAATGGCTTAGTATTTATGATTTAGTAAAAGTTACAGATGCTGGAAAGTTGGATGTTGATCATATGGTTCCGCTTGCTGAGGCTTGGGATTCTGGAGCATCTGCTTGGGATGATAAAAAACGTGAAATGTATGCTAATGATCAAACAGACTCAAGACATTTAATTGCTGTTACTGGTTCATCTAATAGATCCAAATCAGACCAAGACCCTTCAGACTGGGTACCCACTAATAAATCATATGTTTGTGAATATTTAACAAATTGGGTATCTATAAAGGTTCGTTGGGGTCTTTCAATAGATAAAAAAGAAAAAGAATCCATTACGGCACAACTTAAACTATGTAAGTCTACTAAGTTTAGTGTAGTTGCAGTAAAATGAAAATGATTTTATACTTTACTGCCGATTGGTGCGCTCCATGCAAAAGGGTACGGCCAATTGTAGATCAATTGAATAAGGATCAAAATGATGTAAAGTTTTTTATAATTGATGTTGATTTAGAAACTGAAATGGCGTCTGATTTTGAAATAAAATCTGTGCCAACTTTTGTAATTATGAAAGATAATACTGAGATACACCGTGTTTCTGGCGTTCAAACGCGGGATCAATTAGAAGGACTGATCAATTATGAGTAGAGAAGAAGATATAATTGATCGACTAATTCTTAATGGTGGGCTAGAGGCTGCTGGAGTTGACTCTGAAAGTGGAGAATTACTATATACCTTTACCCCTAAAATTAATGAAATTATGCCAGAACTATATAGTGAACACCTAAACAATGTTAACTCTGAAGTAATGGCTTTATGGGAAAAGGGATATTTAGACTTAGATTTTATGTCAAATGACCCAGTTATAACTCTTTCAGAGAAGGCATTTGATGAATCAGAAGTAAAGAAATTATCTAAAATGCACCAATGGTCTTTAAACGAGATAAAAAGACTATTGATTATTTAGTATGTTATAATTAATAACAACAAAGGGAGTTTATATGGTTGAGATAAAAGAAGGCGATTTTGTTATTGCTTCTTGTGAAGATGAAGTTCATGCTGGAATTGTTCAATATGTCATGACTGATGGAATGTTTGGAATACAGTATTCTGATTATTCGTTAAAAGCATCATTGGAAGAACCAGTTGTCCTAGTAAGAATTCTTGAATTTGAAGAAGATTATGGTTGGGATGAAACTGAATATTTAGTTGGAGTAAAAGCATCTATGGTAGAAAAAATTGAACCACTTTTTATTCCAGATCTTCAAAATAACGATATGTCTCAATCAAAAACAGCATCACTTGCAAATAATTCTTCAATTAGTAAAGCAAAAAAACCAGATTATGCTAATATGTTAAATCGCCCAGGTAGTTCAAAACCATTAAACATGAGTTTATATAATAAAATTAAAGAAGAAGCAAAAGCAAAGTTTGACGTATATCCATCTGCAGTAGCAAATTCATGGGTTGTTGCAGAATATAAACGCCGTGGTGGAACATATAAGTCTAATAAGTCTTTTTGGGACGGATCTTTTGATCCAAGGAATTTTTAATGCCAAAAAAATCTATACACGCTTTTAATCATACTCAAATTAAAGATGGTAGAATTGTTCGTTTAAGAAAAGATGGAACAGTCAAAGCAGATCTTGGTCCATATGAAGCAAACCATCCAAAGAAAGATAAATAATGGCTGATACATATTCACCTACTTCTGGAATGAAGGCCGCTGCTCGTCGTGCTTTAAAATGGAAAGAAGATGGCAAAGCAACTGGTGCAGGAACTCCAGTAGGTTGGGGTAGGGCAACAGATATCGTCAATGGTTCAGCAATGTCTCTTGATACTGTTAAAAGAATGTTCTCATTTTTTTCTCGGCATGAAGTAGATAAAAAAGGTAAAGGGTTTTATGATGGTCCTAACTTTCCATCTAACGGAAGAATGATGTGGGATGCTTGGGGTGGTGATGCAGGATTCTCTTGGAGTCGTGCTATCACAGAAAGAGAAAAAACAAAAAAGGCATGGATTGGAAGTCCATTTAGTTTTAGAAAGGGGTAAAAGTGGAAGATTTAAAATTAGAAGAGGCATTGCAACTTTTAAATTATTACAAAAATCGTTCAATAGATCTTGAATTTCAGGCTTTAAAGTTACAAATAAGGCTTAATGATATTAAAACGCCTTCTGATACAAGCGAATCCAAAAAAACAAAGTAAAGTTATAGGATAATTAATGATAAACGCCATTGCTTTTATTTTGACAATACTGCCAGTGTTGTATATAATTAAAATGATGCGTAAAAAGAAAAACAAGCAGTTATCAAGGGTTTTATCTCGTCAAAGCGAGGTCCATAAGATGATGAGAGAGTTCTTTTTAAGGGGCATATTTGATAATGTTTCACCCTCCCAGTTGACAAAAAGGAAACAGAGGAGTAGAATTAAAGTTATAGTGGTGGGCAACGAAGCCTATTGGGTCGCAGAAAACATGTTTTATGTTGCTGAGGCCTTTAATGGAGAAGTGCAACCCGCTACAGCAAAACCAGTAGATATTAGTAGCATGTCTAATAAAGATATAGACAAAATGCTTTTTATCTTAGACAGTCTAAAGAATGGGAAAGAAAATGATAGTGGCAGTTCAGGGAACACACGATTTTGAAGACTACAATGTCTTTCTTCGTGCCATGGCCGTTGCATTATCTTGTCTTCCAGAAGAAGATAAAGAGTTTAACATTTACTCTGCTGGTCCCGCTAAAATAAATTCTTTTGTTTCAGAATTTTCAAACTTATCTGAAAGAGGAATGAAAGGTAGAGGTCGCAAAATAAAGTTTTATACTGTTCCACCTTCTTGGATTGAAGAGAATATGGAACATGTAAACTATTTTGCATTTCTTAGTAAGCCAAAAGATGCTACATCTAAACTGATGTTAGCCGCTCAATCAAAAAATGTCGAAGTCGGAATATTCCGCTACTAATATAGGAGTTATTGTGTTAATAAAAGATTTAAAAAAAATGGAAAAGATTGTTGCTTCAAACAAACTTCTTAATTGGATTGGTTGGGATGTTGCAGAAAGAAAAAAAACCGATATGGGTAGAACTGCTGTAAATGGAGTTCGAGTAAAAGATCAATGGTATGTGCAAAAGTTATTTAAACTTGAGCATAACGGTTGGGATATTCCAAATAAGTATACGGTTTAAATATGAAACAGCATCTATGGAAAGATGATGCCAAGTGTCTAGGTCTTGACAATAACTTATTTTTTGATAAGTATGAAGAAGATGTAGAAATAAGGCCAAAGGTTGATACTATATGTGCAGGTTGTCCTGTAGCAAACAAATGTTTTGCAGTAGGCATATCTGGAAAAGAATGGGGAGTCTGGGGTGGTGTATACTTAGAATCTGGAGATATTTCTAGGAACATTAATAACCATAAAACAAAAGATGATTGGTCTAGTACCTGGAAAAATTTGGTAATAGAAAAATAATGTATACCGACTCTATGCGTAAGGCATTTCATTCTGTTATTGCTCCAAAAGGTTTTTCGGTGCAGATTATAGATAATGAACATTTTCTTACCGTAAAATTAAATGAGCGTCAATTTCTTAATATGGTCCATGATGAAAAGATAAAAGCCTTGCAGTATGTGGTTCAATTAAAAAAAGCACTTGAAATGGAAGGCGCAATAGTGCTAGTAACAAGAGAGGCAATTAAATGATAGATAGAACTATTAATCTTTTTTGTTTGATAGTTTTTGTTAAATGTAGTACAATTAATAGATGGGGAGAAAAAAATGAGTAATATTTTTATTGTTATTTTTGCAACGCTATCGGCTTCTTTTGCGATTGCTTATGTTTTAACTTTTAATCGGCTAACACTTATGAATAAAACATTTATAAATTTATCTATATCTCATCAAGCATTGCAAGACTTTATCAAAGAAACCCAAAATAATTCAAAAGACGATAACGATATTCATAAAGAAAATTTTATCAAATTCTTATCAGATTCTAGGGACTGGGCATTTACTTATATTGAGAATGTTCAAACTGGAATAGCAAAGTTTATACAAGATGTTGGTCCAACCCTAACCCATTTTAATGAATTTGGCATAGTTATTGATGGGGCACCACATAGCGACGATATGAAAAAAATATCAAAAGCCTATGAAGAATTAAAAATGCTCTTACCAGCAGAAGAAACTATGAAAGAGACAAAATGATGAAAGATGTTTTTTTATCAATGTTAACAGGTTTTGGGTGTGGCGTAGTATTTGCTGCATTCAAATTGCCAGTTCCAGCACCACCAGTTTTTGCGGGAGTCGCAGGAATTATTGGTTTATGGATTGGTTTCACAGTACTAACAAACGTTATACCCTAGGAGGAATAATGAATACAGAACAATTAAAAGCAATCTTGGCATCGTATGGAAGATCAGTCCTGGCATCAGGCCTTGCTCTATACATGGCAGGCGTAACGGATCCAAAAGATCTATGGACAGCACTAGTGGCAGCAATCGCCCCAGTAGCCCTTAGAGCGTTGAATCCAGGAGATAAGGCATTTGGCTTACTCCCTAACGCAAAAGAGGTAGAAACGGCTCTAAAGGCCGCTAAAGCCCCTGTTAAGAAGGCTGCTAAGAAGTAGTTTTTCTTTTAATAATTGCCAGCCTAGAAATGGGCTGGCTTTTTTTATGAATTAATAATTTGTAGATATTGTTCTTTTAATAAATCTGGAGAAAACATTTTAGACCCAAGATTAAAAGCATTTTTTTTCTCTATAGTTTTTTCATTATTATTAAGAGCCATATAATCGTCTAATAGTCTTGCTAGTCTTTTGGGATCTGCCCCATAAACATTAATTTTTGTTTTTGCATTAAGGACTAGTTCTGGATATGATGGAGCCAACCACCTGCTTGGAAGTACTTGATTGTTTGGGGAAATGTCAGTCATAAAAACTGGCAGGGCACTGATCAAAGACTCATTCATAGGTAAGCATAGCCCTGCATACCTTCTAGGAATAACCATAGCATCAAACCCATCATATAAGTCTTCACGGTTTTTAGGATTATTAACATCAATAGTTACTTTAGGAGCAACTTCTTTTTGTTCTAATGCACCCTGGCTCTTTATAACTATCTCGTAATCTCCTTTTATATACCGTGACATTTCTAAAACAGTATTTGTTCCATTTCTATCTTTTGCTGCTTTTTTACCAGTTATATGTAATATTCGTTTATGAGTTTTTTCTATGTTGTTCTGTTTTACTTTTTCAAATGTTTTTAAATCTGTTGGTGGTGGCAAGTAAATAACACTTGTTTTATTTCCAAATCTTTCTTTTACATTTTCAATATTCCAATAACTTGGAGATAAAAGCACATCTGGAAGGCTCCAATCTGGATTAGATAGATTTCCAAAAAGTTCATAATTGTATTGTAAAATAGTTTTTACATTAAATATTTTTGCCAAATCAACAAAAATTGGACTATAAAATGTTTCGCAACTAAGAACAACATCTACCTGACTTAAAAAAAGTTTCATTTCGCTTTTTCTAGGCATACCCTGCTTTGTTTTTATTACATCAAAACTGCTATACCAATTAGGATTTTGTTCATTACCATTAAAAAATGTAGAATCGACAAGAAGAATTTTGTCGGGATTTAACATATTTACTAATTCTCTGGTTTGATTACCAAGTCCAGTGTTGTCAGATCTTGCTATAATTCCTAATTTCATTCTGTATATCCCCAAGTATCATCATCAGAAGTATATTTTCTTGTGCCCTGACGACCATCTAAGTGATAAGAGCGTTTAATGTTGCCTTCAGGATGATAAATCCAGAGTTTATGTATGTCCCAGCCTTCTTGACTAAAAGTATCATAAGGAAAAGCATCTTCTTGTACTTTTCCATGAAAAACATCTTCAATAAAAGTTTTTTCTTTAAAACATGGTAAAACTATGTTTTTATAATATTCTACAGTACTTAAGTGTGGCCTTTGACTCCATTGTACTGTTTTCATAAAACCATCTTCTAAACCAAACATCAAATGTTTGTGTTCTTCTGGAATATGTGCTTCAAAATGAAAACGAATTGTATTTGCTTTTTTATATTCAAGCATATCTAAACATTTTTGCCAATCAATTGAAAGATCTGGAGATAGCGGCGCATCGCCCTCAACATAAAGAATAAGGGATGTTTGTATTTCTTTTATAGTTTTATTCATCATTGTACTTTGGTGACTATGTGTATTAAAAATTATAGGTATTACATTTTTCCATTCATGTAAACATTTCCATAAAATACGATTTTTATATTCGTCGTAATCATCTTTACGTTTAAGTTGTTCTTGCCGTAATCCATCTATTTGAAGAATAATCTCATTATTTGGAAAATAAAATTTAACAGACTTAATAGTTTCTTCAATAATATCTGTTTTTGGATGATCGGGAAGTAAAGACGTTGGAATTATAATTGTTATATCTCTTTTATGCATATATTTGCCCCATTAACTTTATACCTAAATCTCTTTTATATTTAATCCACCAAGTTACTACATCATGCATATTTTGTGGATATAAACTTAATAACTCTGGAACTAATTTATTTAAATCAAACCAACTAGAAACAGACTCTACTGGTGGAACATTGTATTGAAAAAGCATATTATAAAAATTTGTATTTATTCCTTTTGGATCTATTTTATCTGCTATTGGTAGACATAACATTTCTATAGCCTCAAAAAATCTAAATGAATCTATTACGACCGCTCCAGATGGAGTAGGTGCAATTTTAGCGCTTGCTAAATTTTTATAATATTCTTTAGGTTCGTCTCCTTGTGCAAACCCAGCAGTTGGTTTAAAAAGAACATTAGGAATATTTTTAATGGCATTTGCTAATTCTACCCTTCTTGAATGTGTAATCTGTCCTCCAAAATATAAATCATATTGTTTAGGTAAATACTCTAAAGGCATTTTTTTTAAATGTTGAGGTACACCAATAGGCAGTTTATTATAATCTTTATGTTTTTCATGAGGATATTGAATCCAAATTTCTATATTAGGATGAATAATCTTTTTTATATTAAAAAATCCTTCTTCATCACCAGTAATAAATAAAACAACTCTAGATATATTTTGTATTTGTTTATTCAATAAGTCTTCATACCCAAGATTTTGTGGACCTGGAACTACAATAAAGGCTTTATCTTCTATTGGAATTGAAGTAACTTTTATTTGAGGAATATCATATTTATCAAATATTTCTTTTAATAAACCATAATCCCATTTATCGCTGGCATAATCTACACCATCATGGGAATATAAATATGTTTTTATTTTTGATGTGTTTTGTTTTTGTTTATATAGTTCCCAGGGAGATAATGTCATCTTGTAATTCTCCAAAGTTTTTCTTCTATAAGTAATTTTTCTATAAGATTTCCATCTATTTGTGAATTATATTCTTTAATTGCATTACTTTTTTGTTTTGTATAATTTGTATTGATTTCATGTAAATTGTATTTTGAATTAAACTTATCTAATCTTAATTTTTTTAATTCTGGATATAAAATTCTATATGGAAGTTCTGAATAAACAAAATATCCTTTAACAAATTTATCCATTATTTCATATATGGTATCTGATAAAAATATATGATCTGGATGATGAATACCCAAAGGAATATAAATATGATCAAAGTTTTTAATTATATCTATAACCCAATTGGTTAAAGATTCTTTATTTTGTTTTCCATATACATCATCAAGTAAATCATTATTAATTATTTTTGCATTAATTAAATTACAAGCACGTTTGTGTTCTTGTCTTAATATTGTATGTTTTTTATATCCAACATCATCTTCTGGAATTCCAGCAAATGCTGAAGCAATTGTAAAATTATCAAAATTATTATCAATAATGTAATCACCTAAAGAAAAAATTGCGTCATCCGTATGTGGACTAAAGATAAGACTACTCATAAAACAAATGAACCTCATGCTGATAGTCAATCAAGGTTTCGGTATAACCAATACCCTTAATAAACTGTCTAAGATCATATAAATACTCTTTCCAGTACATCATCATGAATTCTGGATGGCCAGATAACCAGATCTTTGGTCTAAATTCTTTCATTACTTTTTCTGCGCCACCAAGAACACGCCACTCACTACCTTCAACATCTAAAGAAATTGCTGTAGGAGGTTTCATTCCTTTTTCATAAACAAGAGTATCAATTTTTGTCTGTCCATACTTATCTGCTTCATATTGAAGTTCTTTAAATCCATGTGCTGCTTCTATCGGTGCATTAGCCTCTGGAGGCCAAGAGTCGTAGTAAATTCGTGCAAGTTTGTTATCCACATCTGATGCAAATCCAGGAATAGAAGCCAAAGGCATATCTAGATTATTTGAACTCCATAGAAGTGGAAAGTGCGACCAAACTTTTGGATTAGGTTCAAATAAAACTACTTCTGCTCCCCACATTTGACACAAAGCAGGCATCTCTCCTTCTTCTGCACCAACATAATAAACAACATCTCCCTTGCCAATGTTTTCATGCATTGACTTAAGTCTAGGTTTTTCCCAACCATGCGGCTGATACCAGTCTGGTCTATCGGCACGATGTTTTGGTAATGTAATTTCAAACTCACCATTAATAACTGCTTTTACCATTTCTGTCATTTTATTGTCTCCATAAAGTAGAATTCGTGTTCATTATATGTTTAACTCTTTAATAATTGTTGACCATCTATTCATGTATGTGTGATCCGCCTTTGTTCTTTTATTCCCAGCCATACGAATGATTTCTCTTTCTTTATCATGCTCTAGATAATAGTTAATCTTTTCATCTAAATCTTTTAAGTTTCCATGCTCATATAAAACAATTTCTTTATCTGTAAACAAGTCTTCAAGACCTTTAATACGAGGGTATATAGTAAAACCACCACGACCAGTGCTCTCAAACATTCTATCACTTGTATAGTAAGGATAGTCAAACCCAATATTAAGACTATCACCAATGGCTATTTTACTACGAGCATAAATTTTATTTAATGCATCTCCACGAACTGTTCCAGTATCTCCATCTCCACCAACGTGAAGAAAGCGTTTACCATATACTGATTTTAAATGGTTTATTAATTGTGGTCGGTATGGATACTCTGGGTGATACCCTTTGCTTCCAACAAATATAACGTCATAATCAAAATATTTTGGGTTATAGTCTTCATGAATATAGCATTCTTTATCATAAACTCCAGCAGGTAAAAAGTGTCCTTTGACCTGCGTGTTTTTGTTAAACCAATCACACATTAGTTTATCTGTAGCAAAGAAATGACCTATGCTTGTGTAGAAATCATCATTTTTTAAATCTTTTTCACGTTCAATTCCAAACCATAAATCTAGGTGATAGGTCATAGTTGGAATACCCGCAGCCTTTAATTCTTTTAATACATCTGCCATTGTTCTAGATCCTGGAGTTTGCCATCTGTGCGTGTGTACCCATATAAATAGATCAGAATTTAAAGCCTTCATTAGTATTTCTGTGCTACCCACTTTTTTCTCTTGCAATTTTGTGACGGTATGCCCAAGAGACTCTAAAGACTTAACATGATGATTTTCACTACTATATGACACTTCAAAATTACCCAAAAAAATTATATTAGCCATTACCACCCAATCTTTTATATATTATAGCATGATATGTTATACTTGAATGAAAGGTGGGTCTAAATGGACTTTGTTTATATATGCCGCGATGGCGATAATGAAGAGTTAAGATATTCCATAAGATCTGTTATCCACAGTTTCCCAGAGTCTAATATCTGGGTTGTTGGCGGTAAACCAAAATGGTACTCTGGTAACCATATTGAAGTAAAACAAGACTCATTTAAATACAAGAATGCGGTAAACAATTTAATTGCAATCTGTAACTCTGAAAAAATTTCAGATAAATTTATATTAATGAACGATGACTTTTTTATTATAAAAAAAATATCAAATATTGGGGTTTTTCATGGCGGATTACTTTCTAAAAAAATAGAAGAATATCAAATTCTTTCACGTAGTTCTAACTATATAAACAAACTTATAATGACCGATAGAAAATTAAAAAAACATAGAATAGAAAATGCCCTTGATTATGAACTCCATGTTCCTATGGTTATGCAAAAGGCTGCACTTGCCGACATTCTTCTTAAGTACCCACAATATCTTTGGAGATCTATGTATGGTAATTTAGTTAATGTTGGCGGTATAGAAATAAAAGATGTTAAAATACATAAAACAAGAAATAGCAGAATGTCATTAAAAGATATTAGCGAAGATTCTTCTTTTTTATCGACAGCAGACGACTCTTTTAAATTTGTTTTAGAAAATGGATTGCAACAGATGTTTTCAAGTAAAACTAGGTTTGAACAAGATTAGTCCTGATCAACTCCAAATGTCATGTATATGTAACAAAGAACATATCCGCACAAAAATGCAGGAATAACGAACCATAGGTGTTCCATTTTTACTCCTTTCCATTAAAATAAAATATTTTATATCTCAGAACCTTCTACCTCATAGTTAAATCTATTACTATCTTCTGTCATCCATTTATCTGCATCTTCAACATCCCAAACTCTATCATTGATAAGTCTATCAATTACAAAACTTTTCTTTGTTGTAAACGAAGGTTCTTGTAATATAACCCTGTTATTAGGTTGTATGGCAAAATTTCCATCGTCTCGTTTAATTACATGTCCACATTTATGTTCATTTGGTGTTTCTGAATATCCATCATCAAGTCTATTTGAGTCTGGATTATGCCAATCTAAAGTAAATAAATATTTTCCGCTAACTTTATTTTTTTGACGGTCTATATAAGACATCCTCATATTAGCCATATTACCAAACTTAGTAACAGATACAAAAGGGCTAAAAGAGTTCCACAGAACAAGGTTATGGATATCCTCTTCAGGTACCCCTGGGCGGTCACAGAAAGCGTTTATGGGCATTCTCCACCATAATCCACCATCTTCCATCAAGAGATGAAATAAAGGGCTTCTATTCTGAATACTAGCAACTCCAAAGATCACACATGGAAAATATTTATCATGAGAGTCTTCTTGATTTCGTAAAAAGTTTCCACGAACATAACATTGTATGGGTGGAATATTAGCATTTAGTTCTGGCATATTAAATTTACTCCGATATTCTAATCAAAATTATCTTCAAGTGTATCTATCTTATCTAAAATATATGTATCTCCCCATTTTGCACACAATGAAAGGAACGGTATTGCAATTATTCCCGCCAAATTTCCAAAGAATCTAAATGGTTGTTTGGCATTAATATTTAAAGTAGGATCTTTTTTTAAATTCATATAGCACCCTTGTAAGAAAAGGTTAGTCGTTCTCTAATGGCTGCTTCTTGTCTTTGAAACTTAGATAACTGAGGTTTTTTAGAAAGTCTTTTTTTATTCCTGAGTGCTCTTTTTGCTTTGTTTTGTGAATGTTTGTCGTTGTTCTTTTTCATTATTCCCCCTAGCAACTGCTGCTGCAAGTATTTTCATTCCAAGACCATTGCTTGGAATCGAGTCAATAGCCTCAATTTGTTGGGCTATCTGCTCACGGATATTATCCTCATTCATATATTAATCATACCAGATCTTTTCCGCAATTGCAATAATTAATCGTCTTCTTCTTCAAATTCTGCAAGGGCATTAGCACTTTTATAACAAATTAGACAATCGCCATCTATAAGCCTATTTCCACAACCATCACAAAACATGCTTTTCCAATCGTTAACTATGTTACTAATTTATGTTCCTTCATATGCCTAGATAGGGTATCATTGGCAAATATTCCCCAACGCACCTCAATTTCTTTTTTACAGATATGGCATACTGTGATTCTCATATAGACCACCATTCATTTTTCATTGGTTGACCCCGCATTTTCCACCTAAGTTTGGCAAGCATTTTGTTCTCTTTAGACCAGTCTACATTACGGGTTGGCTCATTGCAATCTGAACATATTTTTTCTTTGCGGTACTGGTAAATGTGAAAACACCTCATATATCAAGTTTATCATTTTTTTTTCAAATGTCAAATTATGGTATAATCTAATAATGGCTATAGTGGCAATTGAATCAGTAAGATCAAAATTTGAACCTGGGGATAGCCCTAAAGGTTCTGACTATCTTGACTTAATTGATACCCTTGCAGCATTGCCCGATATTTCTGGAAAACAGGATGTTGTAGCAAACGTATCTTCAACAGAAATTGGATATTTAGACGGTGTAACATCAGCAATTCAAACTCAAATTAATACTAAAGCACCCACTGCTTCTCCTACCTTTACAGGAACTGTAACTATTCCATCAGGATCAGCAATTAATGTGCATTTAGCAGAACTTGAAAAGATTGCTCCAGCAGAATAATTTTTATCGAAGAATGTGGCTAGGTTACTTTACTATTGTTTAATACTATATTAGAGTTAATTCTAGCCTCTTCTTCAGTATAAGTATAACCAAACCCTAACATTTTATTCCCACGATATACCGTCCATTTCCACGGTATAGAATCAAGAAAAAACCCCACCCTATCAACCTTGCTATCAAACTCTTCAATCACTACTCTTAGGCTCATTATTATCCTTTTCCCAAACAATTTTATCATCTTTCCAGACAGGCCAATAGCCCAATGCTCGCCAATCCATCTTCATAATCTTAGGCTCATTACTCAAAATCTACCTGTTTTTCAAACATATCCGTTATGTAGTTATGCTTTCCCCTTGCAACTTCAGCAGCCCAAGTTAAAGTATGGTAAACAGCAACCTCAATTTCATCTACAGGCGGCATAAGCAATTCTATTTGATCCTCAATTATTCGTGCTATTTCTTCTCTTAATGTCATTTCATCTGCACTCATAGTTTGGCAACCAATTTGGAAGCGAGTTTAAGACCTTTGACTAGGCCATCGTGGTAGTCTTGATTTTTGATAACCTTAGTAGTGTCCCAAATGCGATAGGATTCTTGATCTAATAATTTAGATATCTCTTCGTTAGTCATATTACAATAATACACTATCTGTGCCGTTAGGTCAAGTCTTTAGAGTTCGGCGCTAATAAGGATACTAAACCTTCCCCTGCCCGACACGGGCAATAGTGGTTAGTTTCTCTACATGCGTTGGCCAATAATATAAACATTTCTCACAGCAAGGTTTGGCGGTATTAAATTGATACTCTCCATAAATCATAGCATCTTTCCTATATAGGTTAGCCTTATGACTTTCTACAACACGGCTTAGATGTTCTGGTTTCTTCCAAACAGGAAGAGATCTTCCCCACATATTACCGAATAGAGACTTAAGGCTATTAAGGTTTGATAGGTTTTTATCAGTCTTAATACCGCGAATGTTTGCTTCCGCTATCATATGATTAGCATACTCCATTAAGTGTGTCTCAGAGCCTTTCCACATGAGAACTGCTGGATGATTACGCCAAGCACCTGATGGGGATGCTCCTGATAAAACCTTGAGTATCTGATAGGCTTCTAGTATTTGTTTATTGAGTCGTTTATTATCTAGGGTTTGGGCAGTAAGTTCGTAATCTTCTGATGGTAGAAAGGTTTGCATATATTTATAATATCATAGTTAGCAGGGTATAGACAAATTTACCATACCAGGTTTTACTACATTTTTTAATGCCATTTTCTCCATAATGATCATACATAAAAAGAATTAGTTTAGTTTTATTCTTGGTTTTAGTAAACCTACCACAATCAATACAGCATTCAAATATATACTGGTTAATGGGTTTGTCAAAATCTACATCGTTTTTATTCATATATAAAGCATATCAGTTTTTTGCGGGAATGTAAAAACTACTTCTTAATCACTAAATTATTAGTAATCTTCCTAATGGCATAACCTAACAAACCATATTGCCATGACTTTTTATATAGTCTGGTTAGATTAAACCATAAAACCAATGAGGCCAACAAGCATATTAATATAATCATTCTTCAAAACTTACCTGAGTAGACCATATGTCAATAGCCTGAAAAGGATCTTTGTCTGAGGAAGACATGTCATCATCCATAGCCCCACATAGGGTACAGGTTACTTGACCATCAAGGTCTAGTGCATAGTTGCAGTCATGTTTCATATATACATCATAACAGAAATTTCGGGGGAAGTCAAGAGAATACCATAATCCCCAGTATAAGAACATATCCCCATATGCCAGATATGCTTAATGGCCAGATAGACTGATACCGCCAAAAAAAATATAAGCCTTTACCTAAGAAGTTAAGTAAAGGTTAGTGAGGCTTGAAGGTTTATCCACAGGTTTTATGTGAGGTTTGAAGGTTTGAAAGCGAGTTATCCACAG